TGAGATACCTGTCCGTTTGTTCCGGCATCGAGGCCGCGACGGTCGCCTGGCCCGGATGGGAGCCGGTGGCCTTCAGCGAAATCGAGAAATTCCCGTGCAGCCTGCTGGCGCACCACTATCCGAACGTACCGAATTGGGGAGACATGAATGAGTTCAGACAATGGCCCGACGCAGATGTCGATGTTCTCGTCGGAGGAACACCCTGTCAGTCCTTCTCCGTCGCGGGACTCCGGGCTGGGCTTGCTGACCCTCGGGGAAACCTCGCGCTCGTCTATCTTGCGATCGCTGAACGATACCGCCCCGCATGGCTGGTATGGGAAAACGTCCCCGGTGTCCTGTCAAGCGACGGAGGACGGGACTTTGGTGCCATTGTCGCAGGGATGGTCGAACTCGGGTATTGCCCGTCCTGGCGAGTGCTTGACGCTATCAACTTCGGATGTGCCGCAAGTCGCCGCCGGGTTTTCGTGGTCGCGTTTTTGGGAGACTGGCGCGCATCTGCAGAAGTACTATTTACGACCGACTGCCTGCGCGTGGATTCTCCGCAGGGCAGAGAGCGGAAACTTCCTTGCCTCGATGCAAATAACAACGCGAAATGGGGATCGGATCAGTGGATCAGAAGCGGAAGCTGCGTTCAGGATGCAGGCGGGCTCAGAAGGCTGACGCCGCTGGAGTTTGAACGAGCATTAGGATTCCCGGATGAGTATACGAAAATACCAAAACCTGAAAACACGCTACGGCCTGACAGCAGCGCAATACGACAAGATGTTGGAGAAAACGGAGGGCCTGTGCGAGCTGTGCGGGTGCCCGATGGAGCGACCAGTAGTGGACCACGACCACGCAACGGGTCGGGTTCGGGGAATAATCTGCCACCCCTGCAATATCAAACTGCCGGCGATAGAGGATATGGGCTGGGTCATGCTGGCGTGGGGCTACCTGGAGGGCGATTCGTAGCGGACGGCGCCCGGTACAAGGCCCTCGGCAACTCGATGGCCGTGCCAGTCATGCGCTGGATCGGAGAGCGGATTGACTACGTGTCGGACAAGCTGTAGAAAGGACGAGGCCCGAAACGCATTGCGCGAATCGGGCCTCGAATCTGGTGAAAGCTTTGGCGGCACACCAGAGGTGAAGCAATCCTACCACCTCGCAAGTCTCCGTCAAAGCCTTTGCCCTCGTCAGGGTATCGGCGCGATTACGTTCCCCTGCCGCAGTATCAGCCACCTTCCGGGTCGAACCGTGCGGGATCAGGTGGTCAGAAGGAAAGCTGCACGGCGTCGTGTACCGGCTCTACAGGGCTCTGAGGGTTCACGGACGAGGCGCTGTAGCCTTGATTGGCTAGGGTCTCGTCTGCCCGGATACGAGATAAGGGTTCAGAATGAAAAATACCTACGTGTATTTTATCCGAGAGGCTATGGGGGCTCTTGCTCCAGTCAAAATCGGGGTAGCCAGAAACGTTCCCGCCAGAATGGCTACCCTGCAGTCAGGAAATATGCGAGTTCTGGAGATTGTCGCGACCATTGGCCCGATCAGCGAAAAACACGCGTACAGGGTCGAGCGAGACCTGCATCGAAAATTCAAGAAACACCACCTCCGCGGGGAATGGTTCACGGGGGTTGTGCTGAAAAGGCTGTCGGAAATATCCGAGCCTATCAACGAATAGCCCGGAAAAGGGGCTTACTATGACCAAATGGAGCGAAAAATGCCGAAATACCACCTGACCATCGAGGAAACCGTCACCGGGAAGCGCCTGACGCCGCGAAAATGGCTCGTCGTGGGTGAGGACGAGAACGGCAAAAATGTGTATGACTACGTCCCTCAAGTCGAGGAAATCGGCGAAAACACCGAAACCGTGTTCGAAATCCGGTTCGCCGGGGAAAACGGCTGCCTGATGCGGATTGCCGAAGCTATACTGGCGTCGATACGCGACGACGAAAAGCGAGCAATCGCCGAGTACCGAGACCGAGTTCTGCAAAAATTCAAGGAGCAGCCATGAAATTCCTGAAAGACACCCCCTACCCCGACCTGTGGGTCGCCGCGGCCATCGTGGTCGCTTTCCTGCTGTTTGTCTCGACCTACGCATGGGCTTACCATTCGCATATCTGGATGAAACAGAACGAACACCGAGCGCAGGACGCCTACGGAAATCAAGTAGTTGTTTGCAACTGGTCGTGTACCGATTATTCTACGAACCAGACCCACTACGCGCAGACTCAAGGGTTCGGTTATTGCCCGATGCCATAGCAGACGAAGTCCATCCTCCCGGCACGGCAGACCACATCGCCGTGCTGGAGGAACTGCTGCTCGATGCCCCGGATTGGATGCAAACCGACTACACGGTCGACGAAACCCTGATTTTCCTTGAGGCGTGGAATCGGTGGCGAAACACTGTCATGTCCTATCTGGAGAGCACCTATGAGATTCCTGACGGCGATCCTAATTAGCCTCGCCCTGCCCGCCTACGCGACCGATAAGCCGAAAACCCTGCCACACAACCAGTCGCAGGAGCAGGATCAGTACCAGGACCAGTCCCAGGACCAGCATCAATGGCAGTCCCAGGACCAGGCCAACAGCCAGGCGATAAACTTCGATTTTCCGGCGCCTGAGAACGACATCACCCTCCGCAATACCGCTCCGGGCATTGCACCCAATATCTACCCGGCCGGCAACTGCTACATGGTCTGGTCCGGCGGCATCGGCTTGCCCGGTTTCAACGCCTCCGGGGGCAAATCGGTCCTCGACGACGGCTGCCGCAAGCTGGAATGGGTCCGGATGGCCTACCAGATCGGGATGCGCGATGCGGCGATTCACGCCCTTTGCACCATGCCCGAGGCCGAAAATGTGCCTCAATGCAGCAATTCTCAGGACTATAATCGAGAGGTTAAATTGCTGGAACTCGACCACGCGGAACTGACCAAAGAGCGCGACGACCTCCGCGAACGGGTCCAAACCCTGCTCGATGAACGCCGGAATCTCATCGAGGAACACAAATACGACATGGAGAAATGCCAGGAGCGATGCACAAAGTAAGGGAAGTCGGCATGTCCGTTTGCCGGGATCGGACGAAATCTCAAACCGGCAGGGCAGGGTCCGCGTCGCTCCCGCGGGCTCTGCCCGATTTGCTATGAAAATCGAACTCCCCTATACCCCGCAGCCGCGGCAGGCGCTTATGCACCAGACCACGGCCTCGGAAATCCTCTACGGCGGGCAGGCGGGCGGCGGCAAGTCCCACTCGATCCGCTGGGACGGGTACGAATTTGCCATCCAGAACCCCGGATTCGTGGGGGTTCTGGTCCGGCAGACCCTCCCGCAGCTTGAAAAGAACCACATCCGGAAAATCCGCACCGAACTGCCCAAAGAGCTTGGGGAGTACAACGAAACCAAGAAAGTGTTCCGGTTCTGGAACGGCTCGATCCTCGCTTTCCAGCACCTTGAGTACGACAAAGACCTGAACGACTTTCAGGGCGACGAAATCCACTGGCTCGGGATCGACGAGGCGGCGCTGCTGAAACCGGAGCATATCGCCGAAATCCGCACCCGCCTGCGCCTCGGGTCGTGGCAGCCGACCACCGCCGAGGCCAAACTGCGCCTCCCCCGGCTGGTCATGGGGTCGAACCCCGGCGGCCCGTCGCACCTGTGGCTGAAAAAGAATTTCATCGACCCGGCCCCGCCCGAGACCATCCACGAACACATCATCAACCTGCGGGGCAAGAAAATCCGGAAGTCGCGGATATTCATTCCCGCCTCGATGGCCGACAACACCTACCTCGACGACGAGTACGAGGCGCAGTTCTCGGAACTCCCCGAGTGGAAACAGAAACAGCTCCGTGACGGCGACTGGAACGTCGTGCCGGGCGCGTTTTTCGACTGCTGGAGCCCGGATAACATCGTCGAGCCGTTCAACGTCCCGAACTGGTGGACCGTGTTCCGGTCCTGCGATTGGGGCTTCGCGACGCCGTTTTCGATCGGCGAGTGGGCGATTTCGGACGGCACCCCCGTCGAAACCCGCTCCGGGGAGGTCGTCACGCACCCGCCCGGCGCCATGATCCGGATATGGGAGTGGTACGGGGCGAACCCCGACAAGACCAACGAGGGGCTGCGAATGGACCCCGGCGCCATTGCCGGCGAAATCCTGCGCGCCAGGGGCAAGGCGCGGCCGGGACCGGGTGACCCGTCCATGTGGCGCTCCGAACACGGTCCGTCCTTCGGCGAGAAGTTCGCCCGCGCCGGGATGTCGTTCTACAAGGCCGACAACAGCCGGGAGGCCGGCTGGCAGGAAATGTACCGGAGAATCAAGTCTGGTATGCTTCTCGTCACGACAGACTGCCGGGACTTCATGCGGACCATACCGACCCTGATTGCGGACCCCGTCAAACCGGACGATGTACTGAAACAGGGTGAGGACCATATCGGTGACGAGTGTTTCGTTGCCGGGACGAGGATTCTGACCGAGAGCGGTGAACGACCAATCGAGTCAATGCGGGTCGGGGATAGGGTCTGGACAAGGAGTGGATTGGCCAGCGTGTCGGCCGTGTTCAGTGTTGGTGAGCGCGAGGTCTACGATGTGCCGCTGAGTAATGGCAGAACACTTACCGGGACTGGAAATCACCCTGTTTTCGTTGGTAACCGCTTTGTCCCATTGTCCGGGCTGCGATACAATAGTTTGCTATGGACGCACACCCGGACAAATATCGAAAAATCGCCCGCCGCGTATGGCGTCAGGCGCATGGCCGAATCCCTGCTGGGCATCATGTCCACCATATTGACGGGGATCAGACAAATAACCGCATTTCCAATCTGGAGTGCCTTTCGGCGCTTGAGCATAGGGCAAAGCACCCTCACGCAAGGGTTGTCGCCTGCTGCGACCATTGTGGAAGCCGATTCATGGGGCTTGAGTGGGCATCCAAATTCTGTAGCAATGCCTGCAAATCGGCCGCGCGCCGCGGGTCCGGCATCGACAATGTCGACAGGGTATGCGACACATGCGGCGGCGGGTTCGTATCAAACAAATTCAAGTCACAGCGGTACTGCTCACTCGGCTGCGCGCCAAATGGAACCTACGAACGCCAGATGGGAACGTATATATGCCGGAATTGCGGAACAGGCTTCCAAGCTAAGGGCGAGGCGAAATGGTGTTCTAACAGTTGCCGAAAATCCGCGTATCGCCGGCAGGCAAAAAGTTTACAATCTGACGGTTGATGGGGCAGAGGAATACTTTGCAGAAGGCGCTCTGGTGCATAATTGCCGCTATGCCTGTATGTCGAGGCCCCTCAAGACCGAAAAGCCGAAGCCCAAGCGTCCGGCCAATGACCCCATTCGATTTAGCGACCTGGTCGAATTTCCGCAGCGAGTAGAGCGATGGATATGAAGCGCGACGCGAATTTCTGGCATCGGCAACTGGAACTGGCCGACAAAGAGGAAAAGGACTGGCGGGAGCGCGCTCAGAAGGTTCTGGACACCTACCGGGCCGAAGGTAAAGACGGCCCCTCCCGGTTCAACATCCTGTGGGCCAATACGCAGGTCCAGTTCGCGGCCATGTACTCCGCGCGCCCGAAGCCCGACGTTCGCCGCCGGCACCGGACGAAGGACGACATCGGCCGGGCGGTCTCGACCGTGCTGGAACGGGCGATCGAGTGGTCGATGGACAGCGGCTACGACTTCGACCGCATGTGCGAGAAGTTCGTCCTCGATTACCTGCTCCCCGGCCGTATCGTCGGGCGCTGCAAGTACCATCCGTTTTTCCAGACGAAGGTTCGCGAGGAACTGGCGCTGGAGGCCCCGGCCGAACTCGGTGAGCGGCAGGAGGTCGAGGAAATCGACGTAGACGGCGAGACCGCCTTTCTGGTCAAGACCGAGTTCGACGATCTGATGTCCGAGGAATGTCGGGCCTACCATGTCCCGTGGGACCAGTACCGGCAGGCCCCGGCGAACTGCTGGGACGATGTCTGGTGGGTTGCCTACGGTGACAACTTTCTGACGAAGGACGAGGTCGTCGAGCAGTTCGGCGAGGATTTCGACGACGTTCCGTGCGAGTTTACGGATGCCGTCAAGGGCGAGAGCGAGCCCGACGAGGGCGAAATCAAACGCTGCCAGATATGGGAGGTCTGGGACCGGGAGACCAAAAAGGTCTACGGCGTCGTGGAAGGTTACGACAAGTTGTTAATGACCGCGGACGACCCCCTCGGCCTCGACGGGTTCTACCCGCAGCCCGAGCCGGTCCAGATGATCGAAACCCCCAATTCGATGATCCCGCTGCCCGAGTACACGATGTACCAGTGCCAGGCCGAGGAACTGAACGTCGTGACCAAGCGGATCGACCTGATCGCCGACGCGATGAAGGTGAAGGGGTTCTACCCCGGCGACAAGGCCGCCGAGGTCAATGCCGCCCTGCAGTCCGACGAAACGATCCTGGTGCCCGTCGACGATTGGGCCGCCCACGCCGAGCGGGGCGGTATCAAGGGCATGATCGACTGGATGCCGGTCAAGGAAATCGCCGACGTATGGCAGCGCCTTATCGTCCACCGGCAGCAGATTATCGCCTCGATCTACGAACTGATCGGCATATCGGACATCCAGCGGGGCGCTACGGACCCCCGCGAAACCCGCGGCGCGCAGCAGTTGAAGGCCAATTACGGCGCCCGCCGACTGCTCCCGAAGCAGCAGCGGTTTCAGCGGTTCCTGCGCGACCTGCTGCGGATCAAGGCCGAAATCATGGCCGAACACTTCTCGCCCAAGACCCTGAGCGCCATGACGGGCATTCAGGTGACGCCGGAAATGGAGACCGTGCTGCGCTCCGATGTCATGCGCTCGTTCACCATCGACATCGAAACCGACTCCACGGTGGCCCCGGACGAGGAACGCGAGAAACAGGGCGTGGCCGAGTTCATGGCCGCCATGAGTTCGTTCGTCCAGCAGACGGCCCCGATCGTCGCCTCGGAGCCCGCCGCGGCGAAGCCGGTCGGCACGATGCTCCTGTGGCTGTCCCGCAAGTTCAAGATCGCCCGCGACGTAGAGCAGGACATCGAGGATTTCGTCGAGGCGATCCAGCAGCAGCAGGGCCGCCGGAACAGCGCGGAGGACGCGGCAGCGGCCGAGGCGAAGGCGAAAATGCAGGCCGACCAGATGAAGTCGCAGGCCGAAATCAAGATGAAGGCCGACAAGATGCAGATGGAATTGAAGCTGGAGGAAGTGTCGTCCCAGCGCGAGGAAGCCCGCAAGGACCGCGAACTGGCCGCCGACATCCGCCGGAAGGACATCGAGGCGAAGGCGCGCATCGAGCGCGAAAACGCCCTGGCCGGCGTCAAGGCGAGCCGAGAGGCCCGGAAGCTGCAGGCGCAGCAGGTCGAGGAAAAGCCCGAGGGCGGGGCGAAGGTTTTCCGGCTGATCTACGACGAAAACGGCCGGATAGCCGGTGGCGAGGTCGGCGACGGCGACGAGCTTAAACGTGTCGAATTTGAGCGCGACGAGGCTGGAAAGCCCGTTGGTGGGAAAATCAGTGCGTAAAACCTACGTTTTCGACAAGAAATTGGGTAAGATGCGTCCGAAAGAGGACGTAGAGGTCGAAAGGTGTGGCCCCTACATCGTGCCGGACATTCAACCCTATCGGGCGGTCGGTCCGGAATATGGGGCCGTAATCGGGTCTCGGAGCAAACACAGAGAGTATTTACGACGACATGGACTCATCGAAGTCGGAGACCAAAAACCCAACTGGCTCAGAAACGCCGAGCGCCGAGAACGCACCATCGCTCGGTGAGGCCCTTTCCGCGGCCTACGACGCACAGACGGCGGAACCCGCCGTCGCCGATGAAACTCCACCTGAAACTGAGGGCGCTTCCGCTTCGGACGAGACCGAGCCGGAAGCGTCCTCTGCTGACCTTGCTCCACCCGAGCATTGGTCGGCCGAGGACAAAGAATCCTTTCTGGCGATGGACGAAAGCGGGCGCCGTTGGGCGCTTAGGCTAGAGGCCAACGCCCACAAAGGCATCCAAGCGAAGTCGGAGGAATTGAAGCGCCTCCGGGGACCGATCGACGAGTTCAAGCACTTATTCCAGGGTGTCGATGAAGCGGAGGGTATTCGGCGACTGCTGAACGCCCAGGCCGTGCTTCAACGTAACCCTGTCGAGGGGCTACGCTGGTTGATGCAGAACCTCGGGGTCGATGAAAAGCAATTCATCCCGTCGCAGAAACAGCCCGAGGACGACGACCCGTTCGTCGACCCGGCTGTAAAGGCGCTGAAACAGGAAGTGCAGAAACTTCGTGCCGACGCCGAGAATCGCCAGCGAAACGCTCAGACCGCGCAGTACAACGCGATGGTCGCTGAAATACAGGCGTTTCAGAACGCTGCGGACGAGCAGGGCAACCCGCTCCATCCACACGCTCAGCAGGTGATGCCGACGATGGCCGGTCTGTTGCAGGCGGGTCGAGCTACCGACCTTGAGGATGCTTACCAGAAAGCGGTGTGGGCGCTTCCCGAATACCGGGAACAGGCGCTCACGCAGCAGGTTCAGGAAAAGCTCAAAGAGGAACTGGCAAAGACCCAGAAAGTCGCTGACGACGCGAAAAAGAAAGCCCCGGTCGTCAACGGCCGCAGCAGCGGCAAACAGGCACCGAAGGACGCAACTCTGCGCGACTCGCTTTCAGAAAACTACGACAAGTCGATGAGAGGTGAACTGTAATGCCCAATGCAAATTGGACAGAAATCCTCACGACGACGCTGGAGGCAAGGAACAAGGAGTTCGCTGATAACATCACGAACAACAACGCCTTGCTCGCCCGTCTGAACATGAAGGGCAAAGTGAAGCCCGTTTCAGGCGGCAACGTCATCATTGAGGAACTGGAATACGCCGAGAACGGCACGTTCCAGTTTTACACCGGGTACGAGACCCTGAACATCAACCCGTCCGACGTATTCACGGCGGCCGAATTTGCCTGGAAACAGGCGTCGGTCAACGTGTCCGCGTCCGGCCTGGAGGTCGAGGTTCAGAACGCAGGGAAGGAACAGGTTATCAACCTTCTCGAAAAGCGCATCACCAATGCGAAGCGTACCGCGGCCAACAACATGTCAACGGCCATCTATTCGGATGGAACCGGGACCTCGGGCAAGGAAGTAGGCGGGCTGCAGTTGCTCGTCGCTGACGACCCGACGACCGGCACCGTTGGCGGTATTGACCGGTCGGATGCGACCAACGTGTTCTGGCGTAACCAGACTTCGGGCGATGCCACGCTGGCAACCTCCGCGAACGTGCGGACGGAAATGCAGGCGATGTGGCTGGAAACGAAGCGAGGCCGCGACACGGTCGATCTGATCGTCACCGACCAGACGCTCTACAGTCTGTTCTGGGATTCCCTGACGGACATCCAGCGCGTTGCGTCGGAGAAGGAAGCCACCGCTGGTTTCGAAACGCTCAAGTACGTCACAGCCGATGTGATCTACGACGGCGATTCGGGCATCCCGGCGAACCACATGTACTTCCTGAACACGGACTACATTTACCTGCGGCCGCACAGCCGCCGGAATTGGGTGCCGATGGACCGGAAGGCCAGCGTCAATCAGGACGCTTTCGTGGTTCCGCTGGTATGGGCCGGTAATCTCACAACGTCCAATGCGTCCCTCCAGGGCGTGGTCTGGACCTAACAGGAGGATACTGACATGTATGTACTCGGTATTGATCCTGATGCGGTCGTTGCGTCAACTGGAGCCCCGGCCTTCGCGGTCGGTACGCTTGCGTTTTCGCAGACCTCTGACGGGACGAAGGGATACCTCTACGTACACGCGGCCGAAGCCATTACCGGCGCCGGCTACATGTGCGTGGTGGACTCTGCCGGTGAAGCCGAAATGCTCGACACGACCTCGTCCGCGCCTGGCGCGGGTGCGGGTTGCCGCGTAGGCGCCGCTCAGTCGGCGGTGGCGGACAACGAGTATTTCTGGATTCAGGTCTACGGTAAGGGCTCGATTCGGACGCTCGCCTCGGCGGCGCTCGGAACGCAGTTGACCAGTTCGGCGACGCCGGGCGCGGTTGACGATGCCACGACCACCGGCCTGGAAGTGATCGAGGGCATTGTCCTCGGCACGGCCACGGGCGGAGCGGAAGCGACCAACACGGACGGGTATTTCAACTACCCGTATGTGGGTCGAACGCTGTAAGCCACCGGGGGAGGGTTTCGGCCCTCCCCTCTTTCACCAGGAGCAGATATGGACCGCAGGACCGTTGGCGTAGTCGATGGTGTGTTCGTAGAGATATACGAGCGCCCGGTAAAGGACGATGTCGAGTCGGAGAAGCAGGGCTGTCCGATATTCAAGTCCAGCATGTATATCCGCAAGAAGGTTCCGAACCAGCGCGACATCTACGATCAGCCAGTAAAATCGACCGATCGCGAGAAGTACGGCGAACTGTTTCGCCGGCATGAAACGGGCGAAGCCGTGGCGCTTGAGGGAACCCCCATCGAGCAATGGCCGCAGCTTGACGCCTCTCAGGTCGCGACACTGAAAGCCGGCGGGGTCCACACGGTTCAGCAGTTGGCGAACATGCCGGAAACGGGCGGCGCGCTGCCGAACGCTTACCGGTCACTCAAATTCAAGGCTGCCGACTGGCTCAAGGGCGAGGGCAGCGAGGTCCGTATCCTGCGCGACGAGGTGGAGGCCCGCGAGGCCCATATCGCGAAGCAGGACGACATCATTGCCGACCTCCAGAAACGCCTTGAGGCGCTGGAGGGTAAGGGCAAAAAGGGTGCGAAAGCGGCATGACCCTGCTGTCCATAGTGCAGAACGTAGCAGACGAGGTCGGGTTGTCCCGGCCTTCGTCGGTTATAGGATCGTCGGATCAGGTAGCTCGACGGGCGCTGCGCTATGCGAACAGGGTAGGTCAGGAGTTCGTGAAAAAGTCGCACCCGCGGCTTGTGAAGGAAACGACGATCACGACATCGAGCGGCACGGCCAATTACGCGCCGCCGAGCGACTTCGATCATTTCCTGCCGTTCACCCACTGGAATCGCACGACCGAGCGCCGGGCGTGGCCGATACAGCCAATGGAGTGGCAGTTGTATAAGTCCGGAATTACCACGGTCACGCTTAACGACCGGTTCCGGATCAAGGGAGCGGATGGCGAGATTTACCTGCACCCGACGCCCACGGCGACCGAGACCGTGGCGTATGAGTACGTGTCCAAGAACTTCTGTGAGAGCGCAGGGGAGACCGGGCAAGCGGCCTGGGCGGCAGATACCGACGTAGGAGTGATTGACGAGAACCTGTTTGAGTTGGGGATTATCTGGCGGATGCTGCATCGGCTGGGCCTCGACTACAGCGAGGAACGGGCGGAGTATGAGCGCCGCCTGAGCATCGAACTGGCGCAGATTCTCCCGACACCGTTGTATATGTCCGGAAAGGTGCCGCGCGATGATAACCTCCCCGATTCGGACTTCCCCTCGTAGGGCTACGTCACGGCGGGTGACGTTACCGCCGCCCATTGGCGGCTGGAACACCCGTGACGACCCGGCGCAAATGACGCCGGTAGACGCTACGCATTTAGTCAATTTTTACCCTGAAATCAATCAGGTACGTGTCCGCCGGGGGTTCATCGAGCACGGCACCAGCGTAGGCGCCGGTAACGTCGATACCCTGATCCCGTTCGATGATGGCTCGACCCAGAAATTGCTGGCCGCGAGCCCGACGAACATTTACGACGTAACCTCGGCCGGGGCCGGGTCGAGCCTTGCCGGCTCCCTGACCTCGGGCCAGTGGTCGTATGACATGCTCGGCGGGGTCATGGGGCTGGTCAACGGCGCCGACGCGCCGCGGACCTTCGACGGCACGACGGTCGGCACCATGACCGTATCAGGGTCCGGCCTGACGGTCGCGAACCTCATTGGCATCAAGGTATTCAAGTCGCGCTCGTACTTCTGGGAGGACGGGTCGCAGGACTTCTGGTACTCCGCGGTAGACACGCTCGGTGGCGCCCTGACGAAGTTCACCCTGTCCAGCATCACCAGCGGCGGCGGCAAGCTGCTGTTCATGGACAACTGGACGGTGGACGGTGGCGACGGCGTCGACGACTACGCGGTGTTCGTCATGTCCACGGGCGAGGTGCTGGTCTACAGCGGCTCGGACCCCGGCTCGACGTTCGCCCTGGTCGGCACGTACAAGATTCCGACCCCGATGGGACCGCGGGCGCATTGCAAGATCGGCTCGGAAATAATGATCCTGACGGACACGGACATCGTGTACGCGCCGAGTTCGTTCGCGCGCCCGGCGCCGCCGGCCACGAAGCTGAAAGGCGTTCTGGGCATATCGGCCCCGGCGTATCGGGCCAACTTCGGCTGGCAGGCGCTCTACTACGGCACCGAGAACATGCTGCTGCTGAACATCCCCGTGTCCACGACGCAGTTCGAACAGTACGTAATGAACATGGAGAGCGGCGCCCCGGCTCGGTTTACGGGCCAGAACGCCCGGTCGTGGGCGGTGTTCGACGACTCGCTGTACTTCGGGACCACGGACGGTCGCGTCATGCAGGCCGATACCGGCACGAATGACGACGGCGAGAACATCGACGCGGATGGTCGGCAGGCGTGGAACGACTTCGGCTCGCCGAACAAGAAAAAGGTCGAGGCGTTCCGGACGGTGTTCTCGGGAACCGATGCGTTCGTCGCGGGCTCGGAGATAGCCTACGACTTCGAAAATGCGTCAGTGACCCGGACGACCACGACCGGTGGCTCGGGAACGGCGTGGGGAAGCCCCTGGGGCTCCGCGTGGTCCTCCGGGACCGGGATTATCGACGAGTGGAAAATGGCCGCCGGGCAGGGCCAGGTCATATCGGTACAGGTGTCGATTGCCGTCGAGGGTGAGCGCCCGGCGTGGTATCGGACCGACCTGCTGCTCGGGCAGGGGTTGAACATATGAAGCTCGTCGTGCCGAACGAGGAACAGAATCAGGCGTTGGCGAGTATCCTGTGTTCGCGCCTCGGCGGCTCGATTGCCGACCTGCGCTGCCTTGCGGGGATGCAGGGCAACGAGATTGTCGGGATAATCGGGTTTTTCAACTACCGGTGGCCGAACATCGAGGTCGCGTTTTACTGCGACGACTGGCGGTGGGCGGTCAACAGGGACATCATAGCGAAGGCGCTGTCGTACCCGTTTGAGCAGTTGAAGTGCAAGCGGATAACGGCGCTGGTGGAGCGAAAGAACCTGACCTCGCGCAAGATGGTGCAGCGACTCGGGTTCAAGGAGGAAGGCAAGCTGCGGGATGCCGGCGAGAAAGGCGACATCTTTGTTTACGGCTTGCTTCCGCACGAATTAAAGATCAGGAGATTCCACCGTGAAAAGCCCCGATCCGCCAAAACCGGTTGATCCGTATGAGGTAGCGCGGGCCGATGCGGAGTTCAACCGCATCGACCAGTACACCCCGTATGGCAGCCTGACGTATTCCGGGCCGAACCGCAGCACGGCCACGCTGAATCTCAATCCCGAGATTCAGGGCTTGCTGGATTCGCAGATTCAGTCGGACCAGAACATGCTGGCGATGGCGCTGCAGCGCCAAGGCATGTTGAACCCGAACCCGATCGACCTGTCGCGGTTCGGGGATATTCGGACCGATCTGGGTATCGGGCAGCCTCAGTGGTCGACGCCGGACTTCTCCAACCTGCCGCAGTTGAACGCGCCGAACCTGCAGGGCGTGAACGGTATTGCGCCGTTCTCGATGGGCGTTCAGCCGTGGGACATCCCGAACGCGCCGAACCTGCAGGGGAATCTGGGTGAGGGCCTGCCGATCCAGTCGCAGGTATCGAACCCATTCGACATCACGAACCGGTTGAACACGAACGGTCTGCCGGGCATCCCGCAGGACATCCAGCAGTTCCGGGGCGACGTAGAGGGTGCAATTTTCAATCGAGGCCGCGCGCTGCTCGACCCCGTGTTCTCGGACCAGGAGGAAGCCCTGCGACAGTCGTTCGGCGACCGCGGGCTGCCCCGGTACGACGAGGCGGCGAACCGCGAGTTCGATCGGTTCAACCTGAGCCGCGAGAGGGCATATGGCGACCTCGCGAACCAGGCCATCATCACGGGCGGCTCCGAGGCGTCGCGCGCGCTGAATGACATCCTATCGGCCCGTGGGCAGGGTTTTGGGGAGAGTCTTGCCGGCGGGCAATTCGCCAACAACGCCGCCAATCAGGCATTCGGGCAGGCGCTCAACCAGGGTCAGTTTGCCAATGCGGCGTCGAATCAGGCGCTCAACGACGCGCTGGCTCGGGCCGGATTCGGGAATCAGGCGGCACTGGCCGGGTTTGGCGCCGGCCTGGACCGGGCGCAGGCCGGGTTCGGTCAGAGCCTCGCTGCGGGCGATTTCCAGAACAACGCGGCGATGGCCGATCTGCAGGCGCGGCTGGCGCAGTCGGGCTACAACAATCAGGTCGGCCTGATGGGCCTCGGCGCGAACATGGACATCGCGAACCAGTTGATGCGTCAGTATGCCGCCGAGTCCGATTACGGCAACCAGGC